CAGCAGAAGCTCCAGATGTCCTACCTACTATAGTTTCACCAACTACAGCGTTAAGAATGTTAGAGTTTAGATTTGTAAGTTGTAAGATTGGGAATTGTGGGTCACTTGTAGATGATGATTCTAATACTGCAAGAACTTCTGCAACATCACAAGCACCGAGAGATATTCTTTCATCTTGTACTCGGTTTCCGTATGCCGTATCATATGTCAAACCATCGTTTAACTTCATCAATCCTGTACCAGATTGAGTCTTATTAGACTTATTGATTGTATATGTTGTCGCTCTCTTGAATACTTTTGCCTTTGGTTTTACGTTTACCTTCTTCCAAGTTACTGTTAAGATAGCTGCACCTGATGCCGTATCTAATCCAGATAGAGTGATTGTTCTACCACTGACTGTAAGTTTTTGATTAGTTAGATTTTCTGTCTTACCAGATGTCTTAAATGAGAGGTTATAATCCTCTTCATCAAATGGTTCTAAAGTTAAATCTGCATCAGTTTCTAAAGTTCCACTGAAAGCATTACTTGCAACTGTGATACTATATGACTTCTTGAATAGAATGTCAGCACCATTAGTATCCACACTTGCTACATTTGGTTTTGTAAGTTCGCTGAATAAAAATGCCTTAGAGTTGTTCCTAACCTCTAAAGAAACTTTGAATAAGTCATTTACGCTTGTATCGGATGTTGGTAATGCGCCAGAACATACATTCTGAACATCTGTGGTGGATTCAAGACTAATTCCTATTGCGTTTGCAGCAGTAACTCTGTTGTATGTGGGAACCGAATTGCCAGTTAAACTGTACTGAATAATGTCACCTGTCTTGATACCAGAGTTTACAAAACTTGCACTAGGAGATGTTATTGTAGACGCAGCACCAGATGCAGCACTTACAGTAAATTGTGTTGCAACAGGAGCAATCAAGTGACCTAGACTTAGAATAGGATCTGCTGTAAATGGATAGTTAGTCATATCATTACTGACCAACTGTTTTACGTCTTCTATTCCATAATCCTCTACCTCTGTGATACTTCTATTTGCAGTAACACCGTTGATAAAGAACTCTTCACCTACTTGGAATTGTCCAGCAACTTGATATAAAGTTATTTGTGATTTGTTATTTACAGAAGTATAAGCGTAACCAGAAGCGTTACTGTTTTGTCCAACAATGTATGCTGGAAGATTTACGGTGGTTTTTGTGTTTAATTGTAAATATGTAAATGTCTGAATATCATATAAAGATGATTCAAATATTGTAGAAGAATCGGCATAACCAACATTCTTCAATTTCATATCATATACTCTAGCAACACCAATTTGATTGCCGTTAGGAGTTCCAACAGTGGATGTTCTTTGATCAAATAATTTTACATGAGAACTAGTGCTGACACCAATTAAAGGTGAACCATAAACGTTGTTTAATTCTATTTGTCTACCCACACTGAATGGTAGTGACTCGTTTACTATCTTTGCAGTTGTTCTTGGTTTAGGTACATCAACAGTTGTAGTGTTGAGAGTTTCTATCTCATATCCCTTGACGTATGCTTTTCCAGGCCCTATGGACAGACACATCAAATCGTCTGTTGGTGTATTGCCTTGTTGTGTTAATTGATTAGAGTAGTAAGCACCATTATTTCCAATCCTGTCATTTAAACATTCTTTAGGTGATAGTGGAAATGGTTTGATGTAGTAATGACCAGACTCATCAAATGTTCTTCTTGCCAACTCATCACGAATTAGATCAGCAGGGTTAGTTCCAGATTTTACAAATTTTTTGAGAATACCATTTTCAATTCTCATCAATTCTACAAAGTTCTCATCATTTAGATCGGTGAGAGACTTCTTAATTAGAGATGTAGAAATCTTAAGTCTATCAGCACCAGGCGCTGCAAAGTTTGAGAATCCTCTCGCATTATCGTATAAGTCATTATCTGAGGATGATGCAGTTATTAACTCTTCTTGTATTAGTAAACCCACTCTGTATGATGGTGTATTACTATACTGATCTAAGATAACTGTAGAGTCAGCAACAGTTACAAAGAAACCTCTGATGAAATAAACACCCTGAGCAATCTTTGCTGCAGCACCTGTTGCAGTTGCATTTGATATTAATGTTGTTGCAAAACTAGCACCAGATCTAATACTTGATAGAGAATAATTAAGATCCTCTTGTAGTAATAAGTTCTCTCCGTCTGCAAAACTGTTTCTTGAGAAATCAGAATCACTAGAACTCTGATATTTGATGTATAAAGTATATGCCCCTTTCGTTGATTCTCTGTTTGTTATATAAGTTTCTACTTTAGCAGTAACACCACTAGTTTCACCTTTAATTTTCTTACCTTTTAAGTTTTCTAAGTAAAGAGAAACAGGAATACCTAAATGTGCATCATCAATTTGAACAGCAGTATATTCTGAATCATACGCAATCTGGCCAGGAATTACAACAGCACCTTCTTTAAAGAAATGCTTACCAAACTTTTCAACCTGATTCTGTAGAATAGATTGAAGTGTTGTAAGTTCCCTAGATTGTATAGGTAAACCTGGCTTGAATAGTACTCTTTGGTAATTTTTTAGTTCTTCAAAATCATCAAAGTATGGAGATGAATTTAAGTTGGTATTTTGTGGCATTGTTCTTTAAAACTCCAGCACTATTTTGATGTCTTCCTTTTGACTTGCAGATCTAGGGATTGCAGTTCGATTATCAATATAGATTATTTCACCAGATTTAGTATTGAACTCAGCGGATGAAATACCAGCGCTAAAACTCATACCAAGTTGATAGACTTTATTATTTATTGTGGTACTAACACCGCTATAATTAGTATCAACAGAGAGAAGTGACCCCACCACAGATGATCCACTGATAGTAACTCCATACCCAGCATCAGGAGAAGCAGTAAATGGAATTATCTTATATCCAGTTTCACTAGATGCAAGACCCATTGGTTGATAGTACTTTAACACTCCAGTAACACTATCCCATGACGCGACATATCCAATTGCAGTAGATCCAAGTCCAACTGTTTGTGTAATTTCAGAGTCAACAGCATAAGTTGTCGCTGTAGTAACTCCACTCAATTTCAATGCTTTGAGTCCACTCACCATGGCAGTGTCTAGTAATTCTGTACTACTACCAAATACAGTGGGATTTTTTATTAATCCAACCCTAGCAAAGTCATTACCTTCGATAATATCAGGGTTAGTTTCTAGTGTTTCAAATCTTGAATATAATAACGCTCTATACGCACCTAACTCTCTATAGATGTCATGACCATGACCTCCTTTAGGTGGAATAATAACACTAAAACCAGCGATAGATGTCGTTCCTATACCTGTATTGGTAAGGTTAGCAAGTACTCCGCCAGACTCACTGCCTGGAGCGCCTGGAAAAAACTGTATTGATCCGTGGGTGTATCCTTCTCCTCCGTCAGTAACAAATACCTCAGATACTTTTCCGAAAGAGTCAATCGTAATAGTAGCCTTTCCTCCTGATCCATCTCCCAGAATGGGAACATTCGCAAAGGATGTCGAGATTGGCTGGTAGTTAGAACCTCTATCATTAACCACAACCACTTCAATCTTTCCATCTATAGCATTAGCCTTTGTTGCAACAGTCTCGCCTTGGTTCCCCCAGTTTTCGGGCACTGGTATGTATTCAATAGAGTCAAATTTAATGATCTCGGATGGTTTAATCGTATAAAGGTATTTCCAAACATAACCATCGCCACTAGTGCCAGCTGCTCTTGGCTCAAGGTCAACAAATGTGGGTTGGTCATATGAAGGCCTACCCTTGGGGTTCTCAGGGTCTGATCCATTTTGGAGACAAATGTAAACTTTCAAGTCCTCATTCACTATGTAGTAATTTGCCTCATACAAACTACCTTGTGAAGTGATAGGTGTTAAATTAAAAATATTATAGTCATGTCTGTACATTTCATAGGTAGTACCAGCAACCCACTTTACTTTTCTGCAAAGTCGTCTAACGTCTTTGTCAGTCACTTTTTTCATTGCAATGATAGATTCTTTGATAGAATACTCTTCTTCAAATCCATCTAAAGGTGCAGGGGTGTTAGTTGCCCATGTGGCAGTACCGCCTGCCTTTGGCTCTATGGAATTTGGTAGTCCCATAAAGGCGTAGTATTTGTTAACAGTAGATCCGACTCCGACAAAACTTTTTACAAAAGTTTCGGCATTTAAAATTCTAAACTGTTCAGATATTATGGCAGGCATTTTAAAAAAACTAGGCTTTTTGTTTATTTAGTGGTTAAGTTAATGGTTTCTTTCTGGAGACTACAGGAGCAGTAGATAATCCAGTATTACCATTGTTTGAATTGACAAAAAATTCTTTAGGATTTCCAGAAGCACGGTTCTGATATCCAAAGAGCTTACCCCAACTATATTTACCCCAGAAGGTGTCCATATTTGATGTTACGGCAATACCAACTTGAATAGTATTATTACCATACGAAACTGGGCCAGGTAAGAAGGCACATGTTACAGTGGTTAATCCTGATGTTGCATCTCCAGAAGTAACTTGTTCTACTCTAAAGACACCACCAAGATAATCACCAGATGT